ACGTAATTAACATAATCTTGAGGAATAACTAAAGACAAGCTTGCTGGTATTGTAAGCTCTTGTGATTTAATACTTTTCAAGGTGTCATAACTAAACTCTTGTAAAGATCTTTTAGCAAAAAACATTACGTCAGATTTTTTAGCTGTTTGAATTATTTTACCGTCACCTACATAACCAACCATGTAATTATCTATAATATCATTTAGCTTAACGTATTGATATGTGCCGTAATTTTCTTCAACAGCATCACCTATTGCTTCTTCTGCTATAGTGCTAGCGTACTGACCACCATCTAGTGTTTTTAATTGAACAACTATAAATAAGTTGTTAGCAGGAAAAGGAGCTGTGTTAAATATTATTTGATTGTTAACAACAGTGTATACTGAAAGATATTCACTCCAACTGCCAGGAAAACCTGTAGTACTTGTGTATATTTTAAAGTTGTTTAAAGCATAGTCAGCGTTTGTTTGATCAAAGCTACCAAAAACTAAATCAGTATCAAAAGTTGTTGGAAGAGTAAGAGCATTACCAGTACCTCTAAAGCCTTGCGCGCCTTGATAATATTGTTGATTAGTTTCTGTTATTAACGCCATTTTTTAAGATTTTTCATTTATTGAAGTTTGTTGTGCTTCTGCTTCTGCTGTTTGTATAATTTCAGGATCTCTTATTATTATACCACAATATTTTAATATATTAATTATTAAATTATTTTTTTCAGAAATATCTAATTCAAACTGAACTGAATTAGCACTATTATATATATACTGGCCAAGTGTACCAACTGTAAAAGCCCAGTTTGGATCATTAGGTTCGAACAAACAATTTATATTTAATGTCATGTTTGTAACAAAAGGACTTACTTTTACTAGTAGTTGTTGAGTTAAAGAAGGTGCAATTAAAGTTGTAGTTTGTGTTGTAACCGCTAAAGGATATTGAACGGTTGGAGCTGTTAATTTAGATCTTGTAATTTTACTAAAGTCTGATTGACTAACTAATTGCGTAATAGAATTGTAGGTAGGATTACCTGGGTATGTAGATATTATTTCGCCTAATTTATTTATAGTACCAGCACCTTGGTATGTAAAACCTAGATTAGCATTGTTATAAGTAAAAACTGCGTCTCTTTCAAAAGGATGAAGTTTATAAGCAGTGTCTTTAAACATGTTAAAAAACTCTGTATCGTTTTGTTGATTATTTTGATTTTGACGGTTGACTTGATTTCCGTCAGGAAAATATGAATTAAATATTTCGTTTTGCACTAAAACAGCAAGACTATTAAACTCCGCTGGAGTTACATAACCTCTTTGTTCTTTGTTTAATATGTACAAGACTGTTGTATATACTGTATTTATATTTACCATTTAGTTTTATTTTTTATACTAAAAAGGCGGCCGTAACCGCCTATATATAGTATCACTTGTTTTTATAGCTTTTTATCTATAGATTTGTAAATTTCCACACCTTCGTCCGTTTTTAAGAACGCAGCAAATGCTGAATAAGGGTTTTCATCAAACGGAACATTCATTAGCTTTCTATTGTTTGATCCCCACGTGAAAGTTCTTTGATCTTGAGATAAGTTTATTATTCCAGCTTCACGAGCTTTTATTGCAAAGTTTCTAAGCTGCACATTTTCGTCATTAGCTAAACTAATAAACATAGCGGCATTTTCTTTTGCAAACAATAATAAATCTCTTTTAATTTCTTTAGAACTCATACTATTCACTTCAGAACCTTTTTCTACTCTTAAAATAGCTTCAGCATGATCAATGTCTATAGAGCGTGCAGCGTTCATAGCATCTATCTGTAAATCTAAATCCTCTAATTCATCTATAGCTTCTTCAACAGCACTATACTCTTCGTATATTTTGTTTTTTAACGGATGATATAATGAAAGTAGTTTTTGTAGGTTTTGCATATTCATAGGAACTCTTAAAAATCCATCTTTAAAAACAATATGCCCCATTGTACATTCACCTTTTTGTTCATCAACTAATGGCGAATCTTGATTGGTAGCATATCTTATTTCTCTTTGTTTACCTGACGTTTTGTCAAAATATAATAGAGCATGTTTTCTTGTATGCTTACCTGGTATTGTTAAAGTTAAAGGAGATTTGTTTCCTTTTAAATAGTAAATTCTATCTTTTATTTCCCAACTTGGTTTAGTTGGTGGTGCTACTTTTGTAGCTACCGGCTGAGGTGCAACCTCAATAGTTTCTGCTTTAGCTTTTTTAGCCATAATATAATATAATTAAATAGTTTATAAAAGTAATAATTACCCCCGTTGATATAACGAGGGTAAGAATTACATTTGTTGGATTATTATAATCCTTGGAATAAAACGAAGTTGTTAGCAGCTTGCGTTACTAAACATCTTTCAGACAGGAAGTTAACCTGCATAGCATCCAGTGTAGAAGTCATTGCTCCACCAGCACCACCAGTTAACCATGATTTCATTCTTCTGTCGTCACCTTGAGAAGCTCTATATCTTACGTGTAAGAAAGGTCTTCTAATGTTAGTACCTAAGATTTGATCATAAACTGTAGATGTTCCAGCAGGAACTAATACACCTTCGATTGAATTAACACCAACGATAGCGCCTCTTGTAGAAGCATCGTTTAAGTATTTCCAGTCAGTCTTGTAGAAGTCATAAGAACCTCTTCTGAAACCACTGAAACCTAAGTTAAGTGCCATTTCTTCTGAATTTTCGAATAAACCGAAAGCAGTACCACCAGCGAATCCGCCAGAGATAGAAGCTAACATATCGTCAAAATCAAGAGATGTTTGTCTCTGTAAAAATAACATGTTTTCTTCGATAGCCCCTTGAGTGTCTAGATTTTTAAGTATTGCATCAAATTCATCAAGTCCAGCAGCAGCAGTAAATCCTACTTCTACATTTCCTCTTTGTCTAATAGCAGCAAATAAACCTTGTGTACCTGGTAAATTAGCAGCGTTGTAATTAACTCCAGGCCCAGGATTAGCGTTTAACTCACCTTCAACCATTGCCATTTCTAAGTAATCTTCGAAACGTAATCTAGTTTCAGACTCAGCTTTTAAATACCAAAGGTATCCAGAAGCACCATCTTCAGTAGCAACTTCAACCCAACCAATTTGAGCCATATCAGATCCAGTAACAACGTACTGATCTCTTATGATTACTGGTGAATTAGAAAATTGAGTGAAAGAAGGATCAATAGATATTCTAGCAGCAGAGTTTCCTGCTCCTGCTCCAATAGTTGTTCCTTTTGTGTAATCAGAACCGTATACAAACATTTTAACCCCACCTAAAGCTCCAGCACCACTAACAGTGATTCCTTGTACGGCAAAAGATGTAGCGCCAAACGGTTGTACAGTAACGCTACCATTTCCACCACCAGCAACACCGTTACCAGGAGTTGTAACTAAAACAATACCTTTTGCTTCAGCCCCTGTAACAGGATCTAAAAGTACAACAGTATCGTTGACAGATATAACATTAATAGCAGTAGCACCACCACCAATACTTACCACGGCTTGGTTATTACCACCAGCACCTGCAGCTACACCACAGTTAGTGTAAGATATATGTAATCTATTTTGTTCAGACCAAATTACTTGATCAGATGTCATTGGCATTTCAGCGCCAACCATTCTTAAGAAGCCAGACAACGTTCTGTTTCCATAACGCTCTACTTCTTGTTCGTAAATTTCAGGTAAATATTGTTGTGCAAAGTCATTTGCCCCACCGTTAAATGCTAAATAAGCAGAAGGAGATGGAGTTTGAATTGGACTTGGTACAATACCACCAAATTGTGGATTTAAACTCATAATTGTTTAATTTTTAATTGTTAAATTTTCTTGTTTTAATTTTCAGTTTTGAAGAATCAGCACCAGAAATTGCTTTAACCTTTAATCCGTTTATAAAAACTTCGCCTTGTTGGGTTCTAGCTTTTATAGGTGATAAGTTTTTAGACTTATTCACCACATCTTTAACTGCGTCTGCTTTTCCTTGCTCATAAAAATGAGTTGCGATCCTATCGACATTATCAGCAGCGTATATAGCTTTATGATAACCAGCTGCATCATTAACATTACCATCTTTGTCTAAGAACTTCTTAACCAGGTTGTTAATATTTGATTGGTTTTCAGCAACCTTATCTACATCTTTTATATTATACTTAAATCTTTTTTCACCAACTTTGATATCGAAACCTTCGAAATCTTGATTAAAAAGTTCTTTAGTATTTTTTTGAAATACATCATGTTGTTGCTCAGCTTGTTTCTGCTGTTCATTGTAGCGGTTAAAAAAGTCCATAGCTTTTTGTTGGTCCTGAGTTACGCCGGGTCTCAACTTGATTTCGTCGTAATATTTCTTTTTCGTTTCCTCTAAAAAGTTTTTTGCTTTTGCAACCTCTTCTTTTTTAGCGAGTTTTTTCTTTTTGACGTCACGCTCTTCGTCAAGATCTGTATCAAAATGGAAGCTTTCTTCCATTATAAAGTCTATTTCTTCAGAATCTAAATGTGGTTTAGATTTTCTGTAGTATTCTTTTAATAAAGTATTTTCATCAACACTTGAGTAATCAGCATTGAGTCTTGTGTAATCCTCTATAGTTCCACCAGTTTCTTCCATAAAAGTAACTAGCTTTTCAATATTTTCAGGTAAAGCTTTGCCTAATACTTTTTCATCTCTTATAGCTTCTTTAGCTTCTTTTGTTACTTTTTTTACTTCTTCTTCAGTTACTTCTTTGATTGGAGAAAACCCTTCAACATCCTCGTTGGACTCTTGTATAGGTTCTCCCACCTCTGCGCTATTTCCGGATGGTTCTTCCACAGGTACTTCCTTTGCTTCTCCGATTTGAATGGCATCTGTTTCTTTTTTAACTGGTTCGTTAGGTATTGTAACCTTAATAACATCATTTGGTATTTCTACTAATGGTTCTTTAAGATTAACTTTTTTAATTTCTTGTTTTTTGTTACCTAATTGCTTAGGTTTTGTAGGTTTAGACTTTATTTTAAAGTCACCTTCCTGTTTAACAGGTTCATTTGTTTTTACTTCTGACATAATATAATATAATTAAATAATTAATAATTAGACGTTAGGCATCATTGCTGCCCCGTCTTGTTCTTCAAAATTTATTGGTAATAAATCATTTTGTCTTTGATCTATCATTTGACTTTGTTGCGTACCTTCTAATTTAATACGTTTATCTTTGCGATCTTCTATTTCAGCTTCTTTTTCACTAGTAGCTTTCATGTCCATTTGTTTTAACTGCATATCAAACTTATGTTGCAATTGCATTTGTTGTTGCTTTATTTGAGCAGCAATTTGCATACGCTGTATTTCCATTTGATTATTAGCTTGTTCAAATTGTACTTTAGAACCTGATATAGCTTCTTGTTTTTGAACTTCAGACATTGCAATTTTTTCAGCAGCATCAGCTTGAGCGTTTGCTTGAGCTTGTGATTGCTGCATAGCGTTTTGTTGCTCTTCTCTACCTTTTTTCTTACGCTTAATTTTAAGCATTTGATTAGCTAACTTAAGATTTTTAATTTGTCTTAAATCTATAGCATCTTCTAAATCAATACCACCTTGCTGTAAAGCAACTTGTATGTTTTGCTCTAATTGTTGTTGCTCTTCTTCATCTGGTTCTAGTTCTAAGAATATACCAAAATCATGTAAGTTTAAATTACTTATCTCTGTCAACGTATTAACATTGTAATTAGATATATTATTTACTAAAGATTCAGCCGTAAGTGGAAACTGTAACGCATCTGCTATTTTTAAAGCTATATTTTCTGCTATCCTTAAAGTTACATATAAGCTAGCTTGCTTTATATGCCTAGTGGCAGTGTTTGAAGCGTTAGCAGCTATTTTTTGTAATCCTACTAACGTTTGTTTGTCTGGTGTACTACCATCTCTAGCTTCGTTAAGCCCGGTTACGTCACGTATCATTTGTAAATAATACTGATAAGTTTGTATTAAACTTTGTATTTTACCTTGACCAGAGCTAGAACTTAATTCTTGAATAGGCACTTTACCTTGATTAAAGTCACCGTCTTGTGTTAACGATCTACCAACAATACTACCAGTTTGGAAGTACATGTTTAATGCTTCTGCTGGATTATAGTTTGTACCATTACCTAAATCGACCTCTGCTAAACCATCCATATCTAAATAAACACCATCTGGTACCATTTTAGACATTACTTGTTGTAGCTTTAAATGTGTTAACTGAATCATATCAGCAAAACCTATACATTTGCTTACAAGTGATTCTATACGTCCTTTGTATATTCTAGGCGCGCATATAGAATAATTCATTTCTACTTTTGTGGTATCAGCTAAAGGTCTTGACATGTTCTCTGCAAGCTCCCATTTAAGCATTGTATCAGTACCTAAAACTTTAGCGCCACTGTACAGTACTTCAATAGATCTTGATACTCTTTCAAAGCTATCATTTTCGGGTGGATTAAACGAATCATCTTTTTCTAAAGCTTTCATTAACCCTTGATCAGTTTGTTTTATTTTAAATACTTGATTAGAGTATGTTTTATAATCAAAATATAAAACCTGAACGGTGTTTTCATCATAACCACCCCAACCAGTAATATAGGATTTATTGCCTGGAGTTTTTTGTATACGTTCTAATTCTTCCTTGCTAATGCCTGGAAACTCTTTTTTAAGTTCTGGTATTGTTATAGACTTTATCTCACCAACATAATATATATCTTCAAAATTTGGATCTTCTGTGTAAGAATAAACTAAGTAAGCAGGATCTACATAATCAACAGTAATTCCTTCGGCAGTATTAAAATTTGTTTTAGCAGCAGCGATACCGCAAACTGTTAAGTCCATATTTAATCTACGTCTAACTAAATCATACTTATTCTGTGCTAATACAGATGATATAGCTTCTTCTTCTGCTATTTCAATTGATTGCTTATAACTAAGCTGCATGTGTAGCTCTAGTTCTTCTGGTGATTCAGGTAGATTAGTAGGATCTATACTTTGATATAAACTTATACCTAAACTGTCTTTTAAAGAATCAAGATATTCTCTAGCTAACATATCTTCTTGTATTTTAGAAGCGTACTCTGTTCTAGCTTTTACAGATTCAGGATCTTGAGCGTATGCTTTAATGTCATAGCTTTTAGCGGATATACCGTTTACAACTATATCAACAAATTTAGATAATATAGGTACTGGTTGCCAGTCTAAATTAAGATAAGACAAATCGCCATTTATAGACAACTCATCTTTGTATTTTTGTACGCTTTGTTCTCCACGAGCATACAGTCTCAATTGGTGAAATTGATTCCAATTAGTTAAATATCTATTACCTGTAGTTCTTCCTGAGCGAAACCACTCGTACTCAATTGCCATAGCAACTTGACTTCCATATTCAATACTTGCTTTTTCAGCATCACTCACTACTTGACTAGGGAAAGCACTATTGGTATTAGTATATATATTCATTAATTTATAATTTTTGATAAAGTTCCTTTGTTGTCATATCTTTTTATTCCAAGATCAACTGGTTTTAATTCAATTTTATTAACAGGTAAATACCTATGTTTATTACAAGCCATTAAAGCTAAACCAGAACTAATAGACGCATCATGTGTTGTTCTATTGTTTATATTAAATCGAGCCCAATCTTCTAAAGTTCTTTGAAAATATACGTCTCCATAACCTGTTTCTTTTAACCCTACAAAATGCTCTATATAAGTTTCTATAGCAGAAGCGTGAGCTTGTTTTATATCTTCACTTGAATTAGGTATACCACCTATTTCTCTTTCTGTTACTGATAATTTGTTTCTTTTTTTATCTGGCCTGTTCATTGCAAAACCTCTATAACCTCTACGTTTAAAATAATAAAGTAATCTAGGTTTGTTGTTCTCTGCTAATATTGGCATACCATAAAATACACAGGCCATAAGTACATCTTCAAAAAATATTTCAGCCGTCTGTGGACGAGCGATGTATTCTAAGAAAAAATGATTTGGCGGTACTTCTTCCATGCTAAACTTAGTTAAGCCATGTAAAGAACCGTTAGAACCTTTACCATCAACTGTGCCTGATATATCATATGGATCACAACCAAATGCTCCGCAATGTTCATTACCAGGATAATTAACTCCATTTTTTACAAATCTTTTATTTTGCAATTGTAATGGCGGCACCCATGTTATAAAAAATCTACCTTGCTTGCTTGGCGCAAATATTACTCTAGTATCTTTTTCTCCATTTTCCCATTGAAAATTACCTTGCGTAACTGACAGTGAATTTTTTAAATCTTCATTAAAATCTATTTGTTGATAAATCTTAGTTAAATTAAATAAAGACATTTTAGATTCATCTCTAAACGCGTGTTTAGTTGTGCGAGGAAATTGTCTATAAAATTCGTTTAAACCGTCTTGATCATCTTTTAGACCTTCTACTTCATTATTCCAGTATTCAATAACCCCGATTTTGATTGGCGTTCCATGAGGTCCACACACTTTTTTTGATGGGGTTTCGAAGACAGGGTAGCCATAAGAATCAATGTATCCCTCGTAATTCCACTCCATAGGAATGAACAAAGAATATAATCCTGAACGAGTTTGTCCATTGGCATTTCTTTTTGTAACGTCTGAGTCATCGTATAATTTTTTAAAGTTTCTACCACCTTTATCTAAAGCGTTTGATGTTGATCCCATCATGCATTTACCTATAATTCTAGAACCTAGTCTTAATGTTGTTTTAGTAACACGCCAGTTGTTTTGTATATCATTAGGTCTTTCCCATTTACCACTTTCATCATGTACTAATAATCTTAGTTTTTCACCATCATAAGCGTTGTCACCTGTGTTTTTCCAATCAATAGTTGTATCAAGACCTGTTATATCCTCTTGTTTGTCTGTAGAAACTATAGATCTTCTTGTAAACTTAGAAGCTGGCACACGATATGCTAACTCTGTTTTAGGCCGATCCATACCATCTTGTATAGGTTTGAAAAAGAAAGGATAGTTAACTGATATTGGTACTACTTTATCTGTAAACATTTTTTTAGCATCAGCACCTGACTTTGATAATATACCAAAACGCGCGTCAGTTGATATTGTAGCCATGTTAACAGTTTCACCAGATGCCATAAATGAAAATCCAGATCGTCTGTTTTTTAGATAACACATACCGTAGCTTCTGTCATCTGCTCTGCAAGCTTCCCAAAATATAAAAAATAATCTATTTGATTCTCTAAAATCTGGTTGGCCAACATCAATTTTTGACCATTGTAAATACATGTAGTGAGTACCAGTTATAAATATAGGTTTATCTTTGTTTATATACCAAAAACCTTCTTCGCGTCTTTTAAACTCAAGATCAATATAGTCATACCACTGTTCTTTAAAATCTTCAGGGTATTCTCTCCAATCAAATACTGTTTTTATTTTACTTAATACTTTAGGATAATCAAACCTAGTCCATTTATTTTCTTCAAACTCATGAACATTGTTTTGTTTAGGTAAAGCTATTTTAAGATTTTGTATCTCATAAACCTCTCCAATTTGTCCAGTCTTAGATATAACAATCATATCATGATCATCATTGTATCCGTACTCCCATTTATTATACCTATTCATTCGTTTAAGAATTTTAGGTTTAATATAATCAGGTAATATTTTATATAAAGTTTGCTCGTACATTATTTAGATCTTCCTTCAGCAAAACCACGAAACGTAGTTTCTTTTTTAACTTCTTTAGGTTTTTCTTCTAACATATCTTGTTCTTCATTAATACGATTAAGTATTTCAAAGGCATCAAATATAGCTAGCTTTTTTGTAGCTGCTGCGTTTTTAAGTCTATCAGCTGATATATCATCGTCTGAATCTACTATAGGTTCTTTTGCAACCTTAATTAATTCCTCAACTGCTACTTGCCCAGCTTGGATTATATTCAACTTCGTTTCCTTCGTTTTCATACTTTATAACAATATCATTTGATTTCATACAATATAGTCTTTCCTTTTCTACTAAAAACTCCCATTCACCATTAGGTGTATAACCTACTAGGTCACCAGGGTTGATTTTAAGCTTGTTTAAGGAACTATTGCCATATTTTAATATACCAATAAGACTTGCTTCTTTATCTAACGTTAGATCATCTTTGCTTTTTATAGGTTTTATAAAACACCTATCACCAAAACTATTCCAACCGTCAGAATTTTTATATAAATATATTTGATCAATAGCGCAAAAATAAAGATCATCTTTAAAATAAGATCTGCTTTTTTTCTTTTGACCTTTCATATCATAAAAAGTTCTAAATACATTTTGATGTATAACTATAACATCACCTTTTTTTACTTTTGTAGTAAAAGCCAAAGGTGTTTCAATAACTACAGCTAATCTATTTACAAATTTCCAGTTTTCTATTTTAGTGTTAACAACTATATCAACACCACCTATTTTAACTGTATTATTATACTTATCCCCTAAAGGTTGTATAATAAAATCATATAAACTTTTCATTAATACTCTAAATCATATTCAACTGATATTGCCATGTTAGAATTAAATTTTTTCCATGGCAATACCTCGTTGTTTTTTTTGATGTATATATTATAAGAACTGTCAGCATCTTCAAATAGTATATGAGAAATTTCATGACCACCATAAACTTGTTGACCAACAGCGTAATGCATTGCGTCATTTTTATAGTCTGATCCAATGCTAATTTTTCTAATATTATTTTGCATCTTCTTCTACTATGTCTTCGTAACTTCCATCTTGTAGATTGATGTTAATTTGACCGTACTCTTCTTCTAATTCTTTTTTAGTAGAATCAATTTCTTTACTTAAAGCTTCGATTTCTTTTGATACATTACTTTTTTGTACCTCAAGAACACCCACTGTTCTAAGCATTTCATTTAATTTACCTTGTTGTTCTTGCAATAATTTTAACTGTTCTTCAGTGATCATTGCTTTTACTGTTTCTTCTGATTTTTTCATTTAATTTAATTTAATTGTTTGTATTAATTCTTATTTATATAGTCACCTATATATTAGTTATTTACATATAATAATATCAGCTTCAGTTACACCAGTACCTAGCGCTGTTATAAAATCTACAGATACTGGTAAAAATGATCCAGCTTGTACGCTTTCAAAAGTTATTGCTTGCGCAGCAACTGGCACGCCATCGTTTACAGCTGTTATAACTGCTTTAGCATCTACAGCTCCAACAGCTCTACCTGCTTCAACTACTGTTATTATATCTCCTGGGTTATAACCAGATCCAGCAGCTACAATAGCTAAAGATTGTATAACACCGCCTGCTTGAGTTATAGCTACAGTTAAACCTTGAGCCATATTGTTAGAACACGTCGTGGTAGCTGTTATAGTGGTATATAAAGTACCACCAGAACTTAAGCTTAATGTTTTAGCAGAAGCTAAACTTGTTCCTGCTACAATAACGTTTATGTTACCTGTAACACCCATATATAATACAGAGCTATTTAAGTTATTACCTAAAACACCTGTTTGGTTTTCAAAAATCCAAGCTGGTTTACCATCTGGAGTTCCTACTAAACCTGTTGAACGCATTGCTTTACCAGCTATACCATCACTTATTGGAAATTTACCCATTTTTTTTTATTTTTTACTTATTGATTTAAATTTTTCTGCGCCTCGTGAACCAAAATAAGCTACGTAGACTGTTGTTGTTAGAGTTTTTAATAAACCTATCCACTCTTGTTCTACTGTGAATGATAATGCTTCGTGGCTATCAACCCATATAAAAGCAATTGTCATTACAGATAGAAATATTAAAGACATTGGACGCGTGTTTTTACTAAGCCACGAATCGCTTTTCATATCGCTCTCCCAACGTTTACTTACTTCTTGCATTTCAGTCATATCTTGTTCTAATAACATTAATGCTTTTTCTTTATCCTCTGCAGGTAGCACAGGATCTTTATGTATTAAATTTTTTACTAAACCTAAAACTCCAGCATCGGGTAATACATCCCCTGCTAAATCTAAAATACCTGGCGCAGCTTTACTTAAAAATGCACCTACTTTAGTTTGGTTAAATTTCTTTTTACTCATTATGATCTTTTATATGCTTCAGCTTCCCATGGTAAGTCTTTAGCACCTTCTGCCATATCAGCTCTTGAATATGTTTTGCCTTTCCAATAAACGTTTTCGTTGTCGTAGTCTAAGTCACCACGTTCCATTTGCTCTATGTGTATTTTTTCATGAGCAACAACGTCGTCTATTTGGCTTGGGTCTAAATCTTTATTTACAATTATAGTACCATTGTTATTAGCTTTACCCATAACACCTTCTTCCATATCAACATGATAAATAGGAGTATTATCTATTTTATAAGGAGGGTTATTTAGTTTAAAAGCCATATTATTTTTTATAAGGTAATATTTTGTTTAAAGCATCCCTGCGACTTTGACAGCCGCAAGGAATGTTTAAACCTTTTGATACATTATCAACTAATTTTTTGATACCAGAAGCTTTGGTAAACTTTTCTATGTCATCTCCTAATCCTCTAGACCTCATGTTAGTTGTTATGCTATTGCTATTCCAGATACAGAAATACCTGTTGGTAACTGTACTCTAGCTTTAACACCACCTGGGTTAGCTGTTAACGCTGCGTTAATTGCGTCTCTTACTGAAGGAACTGTTCCTACTGAAGAATGAGTAATTGTTACAACGTCTTCAGCTGCTTGTGAGCTAGTTAATAGAATAGTTGTTGTAGTAGCTGAAGCAGCTTCTACTGTGATAATTTGATCAACATTGAATAAATAATCTCCCCCACCTAATGCAGCAGCTGAAGATTTAATTGCGATAAATTTTGCCATTTTGTTTTTGTTTTTGTTTTTGTTGTTGTTTTTGTTTTAGCTGAGTTTTACACAGTTCTCTACTGTTATTTTTATTTATGCATTGCTGCTTTAAGTTCTGAAGGTAATTTTTTTTCTTGACTATCGCTTAAATGAGCCATTAAAGGTGATCCTTTAGATCCACTCATGTGTTTTAATATCATTGGTCTTCCTCCGCTAGCATCTTTAGCTACAGGGTTATCATTCATTAAATTTGATCTTTCAGCTTTAACTGATTCGCTTTTGTAACCTTTGTTTAGGTTTTTGTTTGGTGATCCGTGATCCATAGTTTTATTTTTTAAATTTTTTGTTATCGTATTTTAAATCTCCAGCTAGTTTTGAAATATGTTTTTCATCAGCTGTCATGTTTTTATCACTGTGACCATGCTTATTATCATAATCAATATCTTCCTTAAGATATGTCATGTGAGCTTCGTCATCTTTTTTAGTTGCTTTGTAGTTAGAGGCTGTTACTTTAGTGTCTTTACAACATCTAGCGTTACCAGTGTATTCTCCGTAATGTCCTTTGTGTGCCATTTTATCCGTATTTTTCTTTATATTTCGCTAGTTCCTTTTCTAGCATCGTTTGTTTTTTTGTAGCTTTTTTATCAGCCTCTATTTGAGCATCTGTTGCTCTACCTGCTATATTAATAGTTTTATTATAATAAGCCTTATCTTCATCACCTTTTTTATTTATAGATCCGTCTTTATTATATGTAGTTTTATCATGACTAAATCTATTTTCTCTTCTAGTAACTCTATCAGCTAATCTATCAGCTTTATGTTGGCTGTCTTCGTTTATATAAGAGTTTATAGCGTTTTGAACAGAACCAACAGCTTTTTGAATAGAAGCTACGTTGGATACATAAATATCACCAACACCACCTCTTTCGTAACTATTAAGTACAGGTGACGTAGCTTTTGTTTTTTTCTCAGTAAATACTTTTTGAAATGGTGAACTCATATTTATTTGTTTTTACAACCAAAGTTATTTGCATAATTAGCCATTTTAACTACTTCTTCGCTGTAGTTATCTTTTTTAGACATTACAGAGGATGCAGCAGAACAAGCGTCTTTAAAACCGTTCTTTTTAGCCCATGCTGTAAATTTACCTTTGTTCTCTGGTTTAATTTCAGGAAATCCTTCTTTATAAAATGGAGATCTCATTTATTTAAAAACTTTAGCTATTGTTGATATAGGCCCAGCTTTATACATTGTAGGTGCTTTTAGTATTTCCATACCAGTTATACCTGAGCTTGATCCTACGCCATGAGCTCTACCTTCTTGGTTTAATGGTCCGTCCCAAACGTGAGACTCACCTACTATACCTACTTTAGTTCCAGGTTTTAATTTTTCCATTGAAGGATCATATTTTCCGTGATGTGACATAATATTTATTTTTATTTATTTTTTAGTTTCATTTTACAGCTTCCTTTGTATCTTTTTAACAAAGCACTAGACACAGAAGCAGGGTTGTTATCACCCATCATAGATTCTTGAACCTCTGTTGGATCTATCATTGTAGCGCTAGCAGTATCATTGACATCATTAGGCGCGTTTGGTGTTTGAACACTAGAACTTGCAGCATTTGTTGCGCCTATGCTACCTAATTGTTCACTAATGTTTTCTAGACTAGACATAACATCATCTTGATAATTTTGTTGTGAGTTACCACCCATTAATCCACCTGTAATACTACGTATAGCTCTAGAAGCATCTTTTCTAGTTCTGTTTCTTCTACTAAATAATCCCATGTTATCTATTTTTGTCTTTATTTACATTATATATAGCTTGTGTCATTACTTTGTCTGTATATGTGTCTCCAGCTATTAATTTATTTCTTCTAGCACTTGTTGGTATGTCGTCTTGGCCCAGCATAATTCTATAAATTCTCATTATAAGTTGTTTGCATTTAAATGATACTTTATATATATTATATTTTTGTGTAGTTCTGTTTCTATGTCTCCACACTGTTATCCAATCGTCTTTTAATAATCTACTCCATCTTCTATTGTCCCAACTATAAGAATAAACACCTTGTTCAAAATCATACTTACTAAAAAGATCCATACAGTCTAAATAAATTAAAACTTCTAAATCAGCGTCAGTTAAGTTGTTATTTTTACATGCCCACTTTCTAATTATTCTATAGTGTTTTAATAAATTTAATTCTTTAATGTCACCAGCTGCTAATCTCATAAAACAACTACTACATCTTGTATTTTTATAACATGATAAGTTTGCTTGTCAATTATTATTTTATGACCAGCGTGTCTGTCAAAAAATATTTTTGAACCTTTGTTTATTCCTTCTATTTCTTCACCTATTGATTTAACATTGGCTTCTACGTATCTAATGTCATCTCTGTGAGTTTCTGCAAGAAGCAAACCACCTTTAGTTTTGGTGGTTCCTTCTTTTATTTTTTCTATGATTAAATTTCTACCTATTGCCTTCATCTATTCTTAAATTATTGATTACACAATCGGTTGATAATATTGTTGTTGCTACTGAAGCCGCGTTTTGCAATGCGCTTTTAGTAACAAGCAATGGATCTATAATCCCAGCATCAATCATATTTACCATGTTTCCTGTAACTACGTCAATACCTTCGTTAGCTTTATTCGGAGTATCATTACTCAAACCAGCATTACTAAGTATTGTTTTAAAAGGAGATAATATAGCCTCGGAAAGAACTTTACTACCTAAATTAATTTTATTTAGTTTCAATGATGCGTTGACTAAAGCAATTCCACCACCTGGCACTATACCTTCTTTGATAGCAGCTTTAGTTGCGCAAATCGCATCTTCAACTCTATCGCTTTTTTCTTTTAATTCAATTTCAGAATTAGCACCTACTTTTACAACAGCTATTTTAGCTGCTAGCATAGCTAGTCTTTTTTCTAATTTAATAACCTCGTGAGATGGATTATCTTCTTGTAACTTATCCTTAATACCTTGTATAATAGCTTCTATTTCATTGGAAGTTTCTTTTACTTGTATTACTGTGTCTGAATGTGATGTAACGCTCTTTAAACACGTTCCTAGATACTCTATTTGTATTAAATCCATATCGTCACCTAAATCTTCATTTACAATAGTAGCACCCGTTAGAAGTGATAAATCATCTAGCGTTTGTTTTTTGTTAATACCGTAAGTTGGCGCATCAATAACGTTTACTTTAACGTTACCTTTCATTTTATTCATAGCTAAAGCAGATAAAACACCTTGTTCTAAATCGCCTATAATAAGCAAAGGTTTGTTGTTTTTTATTACATACTCTAGCACTGATTGTATTTGCCTAATTGTCTCAACAGGTGATTCAACCAATAATACTAATGGATTTTCTAATTCAGCAGTTTTGTTTTGCTTATTAGTTATAAAATGAGAATTTGTTAATCCTTTATCGTATTGAACTCCTTCAATAATTTCTATTTCAGTTTTACCTGAAGCAGAAACTTCCATCATAACAACACCTGTGTTATCTACGGATCTAAAAGCGTTAGCAATTATTTCTCCTAATTCTTTATCGTTGTTTGTTGATATTGTAGCTATTTGGTCTATCATGTTGCCAGTAACAGGTACTGATATAGATTCTAAATATTCAACAACTTCTTGTACAGCTTTATTAATTCCATTTTTAAGTTCTCTAGAATTAGTTTTATCAGAAACTTTGTAAGCTTCTTCTAAAATAGCGTGAGCTAATATTGTAGCGGTAGTTGTACCATCACCCGCTTCTTTTACTGTTTTACGAGCAGCTTCTTTTATAAGAGTAGCGCCCATGTTTTCTACTGGATCTCTAAGTATAATTGAATCAGCTACTGTTACACCATCTTTTGTTATAACTGGTTTTCCTGTAGCATCTTCTAACATTACACACTTACCGCTAGCTCCTAGTGTGGAGCTAACAGCTTGTGTAAGTTTAGTTATACCTTTAAATACATTACCTCTAGCTTCGTCACCGAAGTTAAGGTTTTTGACAATTGCATTTGACATAATTTGATTAGATTTAATTTAATTAATTTTACTTAAAGGTTTTCACGACTTTTGGTCCATTAGCGAACTCTAGTTTTTTAACATAGTGAGCAATTGATGAATCAATAGCTTGTTCTGCTCCTTCTAAAGTTTCACGTCTTGTGACGTCGTGCCAAGTATCTTTTTCTTTTTGATCTTGGTGTTCGGTTTGATAGAAACCGTTTGGTAATTGCACAATACGCCAATTTGACTTATCAGCAACATGCTTCCAAAGGTCTATGGTTTCTTGTGTAATTTGTGGTTGACTACTCCACGAACTAGTCTGGTAATAAAATGTCATTTGGTTTTGGTTTTTAGTTAGACATTGGTTATTGCTCTTTCCCGAGCCGGTATATGTGTATTATCACTTGTTTTAAGTGAAATTTACCTATTCAGCTTCTTCCTCTTCTA